GTGCATCTAGTCCATCAGTAACAGCACCACCTTTTCTAAAAAGACCAACAAAACTACCAATCGCACCCTTTAATAAGTTGAGTGTTTTAAATGGATTAAATAGTGCAATCAATCCAGTAATTGCAAGTAAGATTGTGCCTCCACTTTTAAATAAATCAGTGAAAGTTGCGAATGATGGATTTTCTATAAATGCTTTAAAATCATCTCCAATGCCACTAATAGAATCAATCACTGGAATTATTACATTTTCATACAAATATCTAAGGCCTGGGATAAGTTTTTCTTTTATGAGTACTTTTGTTTTATCCCACAATGGACTTTGTAAGAATGCAAGTGCAGCAAGAATTGCACCACCAATCAACATATTTTTAAGAAACCCAAATCCTTTTTCTTTTGCAGCAGATGCTTTCGCTTTTACACTGTCAACCAAATTACCAATACCACCACGGATAGATTGGAACAAACGCATCATACGATTTTGTTGTTCTTCATCTTTACCACCATCTGGTTTGGGGGCGTTGATTGCACTGGTAGTTGCCTCAGCAGAATCAACAAGACTGTCTGTCGTATTTGCAAGACCATCTCTGATAGAATCGACCATACTCTTAATTGCGTTACGAGTCTGTTCCGACTGATACGCAATGTTCTGATTCATATTTGAATCACGAGCTCGTTCTTCTTCATTATTCTTTGCGAGTTGTTGTACTACTGCTGCGAATTCTGCCATGGTTTACTTCTTTGCGATTGCTTCTTTTGCATAGAAAGCTGCGACAATCGCTGCAACAGACACAAAGTATGTCGGTGCCATGTCACCTAAAATCTTTCCTGCTTGGTCTAATCCAATCCAAGACGCAATGACTACTGCGAATGGGTATAACAACATACCAAATAATGCGAACCAAGCCATGTTGCGTTGTGCATCTGCCTTCTTGTCCTCATTTTCAAGTCTCATCATTCTCTCATCCAAATCAAGCTCCTCATCAGTGACGATACCATCGCCATCCAAATCTAAATGTTCATACTGACTGTCTTTTTCTAATCTCTTTTGTGCAGCCATTTGACTCTCTCCCTCTTTACTATTTAGTTATTACCTTGCGTTTTCACGTTTGATTCTTTCGTTCTCTTTCTCGATATAATCATTCAACATTGCAACGTATATTTCCCTTTCCCATGGCATCATATCATCAAGTTCTGTTAAACTATATTTGAAGTGTTGCATCATAGTAAAATTAGTCTGATAGTAAGACTTCAGACTATCATGTGAAAGGGCTACCCTAAAAAACTTTGCATTCCTTCAAGTACAACCTCACTCTCAACCTCTGTGTTAGGGTTCTTGACTTTGATTGTATGTTTCAGTTTAGGCATTGTATCAAAGAACTCCTGTACCTTTTCAAACTGTTCAGTTGTCAACTGGTCAATGAAATCATGAAGTTCTTGTTTGGTCATCTCTTCATAAACCTCATTCTCATCAAAGACGTTTTGAATACAATCTGCAATAACATCGAATGTCATCTTTGCGACATCTTTGTTTTTACCAGCATATGCACCAAGGTTTCTAATTGATGGATAACGCATTGTCATACCAATAGTATCTGTCAACTGAATTATATTCTTATGACCTTCAGTCTTACTGACTTCAAGTTCATTCAAATCAATAGTAACTGGTACTTTGGTTTTCTCATCGTCTGGACAGGTTACTTCAAGGTCAATAGTTTCACCAACAGACCTTGCTCTGAGATTGACGAAGATATATTCAATGTCGTATGTTGGAAGGTTATGTACGTTTTTGAGTTCACCGAATGTACATGATTCAATGATATCACCGATTGCATTTAGGATTTGTTTCTCATTTCCTGCCTCTTGTGCAATCATGAGTACCTTTTGTTCTTTGACTAGAAACGGACGGTACTTTAAGGTTTCACCTGTTGACGGAACTATTAGTTCGTGTGTAGGTGTATTCAATACTGGCAGTGCCATAATATTCTCCTATATTAATAATTAAAATAATCGCCTCAATACTGCTGGAAGTTGGGATTGTACCTGTCTTACAACAGAGTTCTTCAAGATGTCTTGAAGTGTACTTTCAAGGTTTGCCTTATCTGGTTCAGTCGCAATGTTTCTCCAATAACGATATGCGAATGTAACACTGATTTTATTTATTTGGTTGTTTGAACCATGACCAAGTGGGATACCACCAATGGTCTTTGGAAACGCTTCTACAAGTCTGATACCTGTAGTACGTTCATCCTTTTCGTTGAGTGCATATATCTCAATTGCACCAACATATTCTTTGTAGTAATTAAGGTCATAGGTGTCTGGGTTGTATGATACCTTTTGCCATTCTTCAAAGAAATACTTCTCTGCCATGTCTGACCCACAATAGAATGATGCTTCAACTTCTGAAAATGTCTGACCCTGTACAATTTCATGTGGTGGGCCGTAGATGTTACCGTTCATTTGAGTACGAAGGTTACGACCAGGCATTGTGATACTATCACATCTGAATGAAATACGTCTTGCAGTCTCACCATGTAACTGACTGATAACATTTCCCGACATTGCAGACTTACCCGCTGTTTGTTCTGAATCTCCATTCACACCTGTCGGTAACCCAATCAATACCTCATAACGATTTGCTTTTGAATATCCATCTCTGGATGCATTGTGTTGTAGGATTGCGTTCAACCCACCGAATACTGCACCACCAAGGACATTACTGAAATTAAATCTTGCCATTAAATCATCTTCCTAGAATCTGACCACACTTCTTGTGTAGACGCTTTCTTAAACCGTTGTACTGGTAACATGATTGCAGTGAGGTTGTCTTCATCTGGTATCTTGCGAAACTGTGACCTAGTAAACCCATACAGGTATCGTTTCAAACAAGGACGAGTCAGACGATTGTTTTCTACTGCACTGACACTCAAGTTATCACCACCAGCTGCATCAAGTAGTCTTGCTCTCATTGCATATGGTAGATAGTGAAAGTTAAGACCAAGAAAACCGTCCTTATATCTTCTCAATGGTAATACCAATGGAAACGTATCATAGTACGGTAGTTTGTTTCTTAACTTTGGACTGTATACAAACATATTTAGAGAACCAAACGCTGGGGTTCTGTTCAATTGACCAGTACGAAGTAGTTCGGGAACACTAGGTGTACCCAACTCTTTAATACGATTACGATACCAAGTATAAGGTTCATTACCTGTTTTTATCTGGTTCGATATCTTGTCAAAATATGTCTCTGCCATATCAATATTTATATCATCAGTTCAACTTCTGTGAGGATGATAAACTCCATATTTCTGTCCTTACACCACTCTTTTGCATTCATCCATTTCGCCTCATTGATTGCATATGTACGCACCTCATTGAGATATTTCTTGGTTTTGCGTTTGGGTGTCTTGGGGGGTGTTGTTTGTGCTTTAGGTTTAACCTCTACAACCCACTTCTTAACCTTGTTCTCTTTAGTTCTGACCTTTACATAGAAGTCTGGAAAATAACGATGCACTTTGCCGTCCAGTGGTGAACGGTACGGTATAAAGAACTCTTCAGAACCCCACTCTAGTATTCTATCGTTTGCATCACAATAGACCATAAACTTTCGTTCCCACAAACTACGATAAATAATGTTAGATGGGTCACCTTTATACTTTTTGGGGTTAGATGGTATGTATCTTCCACGGTATGCCATGATATTACACCTAAATAAATAATATGCAAGGATATTTATAACGATGCGAGGATTCCTAAACGAAATCAAGAATGTTGCAATCAATCGTGCAACGAACAGAATAAACAACGCTCTAGGTAGTCTTACCAGTGGTAGGAGCATTCCTAGAAACATGGGTGGTGTATTCCAAACGAATGCATACAATTCTCTAGCGAGAAACCCATTTGCTGGTGAGACAGTCATCTATCCAGAGGACTTAGGGTCAAACGACCAAGGACATTATGTGCAGTTCTATATCAATGAACAGATGAATGCAAACATAAACTTTCAAGGTAAAAGTCCATCATATGCACCAAACGGTGCTCAGTTGCGTGGTGGTACGTCAACTGCATCAGTCAAACGCTCAGCAACAAAGAGACTTGCAAGTTCGATTTGTATGTATATGCCTGCAACAGTTTCAACACAACAAAACTCCAAATATGGTGAGGTTGAGATAGGTGCTGCAGTTGCAACTGCACTTGCAGCATACAAAGGATTTCAAGATGGTACAGGGTTTTTTGGTACTATGGAATCTGTTTATGGAAGTGCAAAGGGTGTGATGAAGGAAAACCTAGCAGAAGCTGGTAAAAAAGCGTTAGATATTGCAGCGCCTGGTGCAAAAGCGGCGTTTGATATTGCAAGGGGTAAGGTCACAAATAACCGTATGGAGATGGTGTTTGAGGGTGTTGACAGAAGGTCATTCTCGTTCAGTTTCAAGATGATGCCCAAGTCAGAGTCAGAGGCGATTGCAGTTGACAAAATTGTCAATATGTTTAGGTTCTACATGGCACCAAGTTTTGACACAAGTGGTGGTAAAACAACCACAACATCAAGAACATTTATTGTACCAGCAACATTCGACATTGAATACTATTACAACCCAGGCAAACAAAACAAATTCTTGAACAGGATTTCAACGTGTGTTCTGGAATCATGTAATGTTACATATGGTGGTGAACGTACACAGTTCTTCAGACCAACTGCTGGTGGTGTACATGGTGATGGTGCTCCCCCTGTTGAGACTTCTATTGAGTTATCATTCAAAGAACTGGAAGTCATCACCAGAGAAAAGATTGCAGAGGGTTTCTAAATGTCTTATTTTTCTATGTTTCCAGAAGTCACATATGATTCAAAGGGTAATGACAATTACACTCTTTTTAAGAACATCTTTCGTAGAGTAAAACTTTCTAGTTCTGCACAGAAGAATATTATGGAATTTGACTACTACGATGTACAGGATGGCGAAACCCCAGAGATGATTGCATACAAATATTACGGTGACCCAGAATTGCATTGGGTTGTTCTGGTCATTAATGATGTTACCGATTACTATTCAGACTGGCCTAAGTCTGTGCAGACATTTGAACAATATGTAAAAGACAAGTACACAAATCCTGCTGGTGTGCATCACTATGAGATTGAACAAACCTCTGGTGACACCACAGAGATGATTGATGTCGGTATGAATACTACAGATTATCCAAGTGCATTTCCTGTATCGAACTATCAGTATGAAGAAAAAATACAAGACAGGATTAGACAGATTAGATTGATACAACCACAGTATATTGAGGATTTCGTAGAAGAGTTTGAGAAAAAACTTAAAGAAGGTGCATAATGGCAAAGAGTGACTTGCAATTCGCAGGCGAGTTTCTAGTAATAAAATGTGAGTTGATGACCACTAATGGTACAACTTACGATATTAGACAACTTGTACAATCTATCAATATTTACGAAGATATTTTCTCAACTGCTGTTAGTGGTGATATCACAATCAAAGACACTAACAATATGATATTCAACGGCCCGATTGTTGGTGAAGAAAAACTATTACTCAAAATTCAAACACCACAGAAAAGTCCAAATCAAGACACAATAATTGACTACACAGATACCCCATTATCTGTTTACAGACTCAACATGGTTACAGGTGAGGGTGAAAACGCACTGTTATATTCACTGAACTTCACAACACAGGAAGCGATGCGTAATCAGTCATCCAGAGTTTCGCAGTCATACAAAGGTCAACCATCAGAGATTATCGAAAAGATTTTGCGTGACAAAAACTATCTAGATTCAACAAGACGATTGTTTGTCGAGGACACAGCGAATATGACCAAAGTGGTGTTCCCCAACATAAAACCATTTGTTGCGATTAAACATCTTACAGAGATATCGAACTCAAAACAATACAATCAATCACCAGCATATCTGTTCTATGAGACAACAAGAGGATTTCATTTCAGAAGTATTGACGGTCTTGCAAGTCAAGAAACCAAGTGGGAATATGAAGAGAACATTCCAAATACTTTAAGTGAAAAAGGTACGATTGATGTGGAAAAAAACTTGCATACGATGAATTCTTTTTCAGTTATGCCGACCAGAGATACTATATATAATATGAGTGAAGGTTTTTACTCATCAAAACTAAGAGTACATAATATCTACGATAAGAAATTAAAAGATTATAGTTTTAACTATTTGGATAATTTTGCAAATGATATTCATACAGAAGGTGGTTCATCTGCCATCATCACAGAATCCGTTGACACACAAACTGGTAAAAGACTGACCGACCATGACGATACCAAACTATTTGTTTCGACAACAAGTAGTGGTAAACACTTTTATGAAAGCAAAGATTATCCATATCAGAGTGACAATTTAGACCAGACTTTACAGAGAAGGATATCTAGGTTGAACCAAATACAAAAAGGTATAAAGGTACAACTATCTGCCGCTGGACATACCATGTTACAGGCGGGTGACATCATTCAACTCAAAGTTGGTGCAACATCAGCCAACACAAAAGACAAGTATGATATGCATCACTCTGGTAGATATATTCTTACCACACTCAGACACGAATTCAATTTAACAGCAGACCCAAGACATAAACTTTACATGGAAGCGTGCAAGGATAATGTTATCAATGCACTTCCATCTGCTGGCGTCCAGTATTCTAATAGTGGGTCAACTGAAAAAATTACAACATAGGAGGACAACCCAATAACAACTCAAGAAACCTTTGTTATGATAATTAAATCACATAGAGAAGGAATTCCAATGAAATCGAAATCAAAACAAAAACTAAAAAAGTTCACCAATCTACAGAGACAGGAAAGGCGAGTGGAAGTTATGAAGGAAGAGGAATATAAATACCTAAAAGAGTTGTTAGGAAAGATAAATCATGAAGACATTTCAACAGTTACAAGAGGGAGTTTACGACCCCAACATATTTAAAGCGATTTTCCTTGCTGGTGGGCCCGGCAGTGGTAAGTCGTATGTTGTAAGACGAACCACTGGCGGCCTCGGCATGAAGATTGTCAACAGTGATGACATCTATGAAAAGATGTTGAATGACGCTGGGTTAGACACAACACCAGAAGACATATTTTCAGACCAAGGACAAGAGATTCGTGGACGAGCAAAAGGTGTTACCAAACGTATGCAAGATAACTTCCTTGAAGGACGTTTGGGTCTTATCATTGACGGTACAGGTAAGGACTATGATAAGATTTCAAAACAGGTTGCTGGTCTAAAGGCACTTGGTTACGAAACCTACATGATATTTGTGAATACTTCACTTGAGACTGCACAGAAACGTAATCAAATGCGTAAACGTACACTTGCACCTAAGGCAGTTGAAGCGATGTGGAACGAGGTGCAGAATAATATTGGTAAGTTCCAGAGACTATTCGGTAGTAAGAACTTCATCATTGTAGATAATAACGATGCTGGTGAAGACGTATTTGAAAAAGTCTGGAAACGGTGCATGATGTTAGTTCGTAAGAAAGTAACGAATCGCATCGCAAAATCGTGGATTGCGAAGGAACTCGCTAAAAAAGACCGCACATAACACCCCCAAAAACCCTTGATTTACAAGGGTTTTTTTTATTTTCCAAAACCCCTTGACATTTGTTATAAAAACAAGTAGAATGAATATAGAAACTGAGAGAAGAGGTTCTATATTATGTACAACAGTTCAACAGACGCCTATCAAGCCGCTGCGAAAATCATGTCGCACGAATACGCAAAC